ACGTGGTTTCGATGATGTTCACACCGATGTAATCGTCGACCGCGAGTGTCGCATAGCCGTTTTCAATAATCATAGCGTTCGGGCGGGTCATCTTCGTATCTCCGTTTGGCGAGGCTCACTGCCTCTCTGACAATCTCAATGTAGCCACTAGGCTACGGAATGTCCAATCACGAAATGTTACAGTCTGGCGGCTCGACACGTCACCGCCGCAGCCGCCACCGCTCCCCAGCACAGGCCTACCACAACCCCCTCTGTCATGCTGCCACCTTCTCTTCGATCTGATCGGGCTTCACCGCAACCCGGCGCTTGCCGCCGAGGTCGTCATCATCGGTCGCATCGACTAAAATCATCGGGGGCGATGATCGCCGCGGTGACCACCGTTGGCCAAACCACAAACTGTGCCACATGCGTAACCACGACTGTGAACGTGTCGGCATTTGGACATTGCCTTTCAAGAACCGCACCCGTGGTGCTTACGGCCCCGGTGCCGCATAGAATGTAGAGTACCGCCCCAACCAGCCAAAGGCGATCGCGATCGCTCATGCTGCCACCTTCTCCGGGCTCACTGCCACTCGCTTGCCAGCCACATCTACCCAAATCACTTTGTCGCCCAAGTCTCGCTCTACCGTGGCAATGAAATCGTCAAACACCGTGCCCGTGAGCTTCACCGTGTCGCCCTTGGCATATTTCTTCCGGCTCTTGGCCGACACCTCGTCGACCTCGCGGATAAACTCCGTGCCGTCCCCGAGCGACCAGATGCGGTCCATCACGCTTTCCGGGATTTGGAGAGGCCGTCCCGTCATCGGGGATTTGACCACCGTCGAGACACAGGGGATGTCGTGAAGATGGGACAGGTCCTGCCCGATGTAGCGGATGCCGACGAAGACGTATCGGCTGAAATATGCCCGCTGTTCGGTCGCGATCTTCCGTATCGTCGAGTTGGGGCGCTTGTAGGTCCGCTTGATGGACATCCACGGCAGCCATGTGAAATACCCCTTGCGCCGCATTTCGGCCGCGGCTCGGAACTCCATGCGGGGATGGACGAGCGCCACGTACCAGCGGGCTTCGGGGAGGGGAATCCGGGTCATGGCGTCCGTCCTTTCGCTGGCGCGGACTAGCCGCCGTTGTCCTTGGGTTCCTTGAGGATGCCGTTAAGCCAATGAGCCAGAATCTTCGCCTCCCCCCGTGTGAGGTAAAATTTCAACTCGAATGGCTCGTTGTAGCTCCCGACAGCCACTTCATCCGCCACGGACACCCGGATCATTCCGGCCTGCATCTCCGTGAGCATCAGATTGTTTTCGGAGTCCGACTTGTTCTCGAACATCAATCGCGTCGGCGATCTCATGGCTTGTCCTTGGGTTCCTGAAGGAAGGCGTCTCTCATCGCACAATAGATTTTCTGGACATGATCAGCGGCTGACACATGGTCACGACTGGGGAGCCGGAGTGCGTCCCGCCCGGCCAACAGCATGTCTTCCGTCGTCGATCGCGGTGCTATCCAGGCGGTGCCGTTGGCGAGTTCGGGGTAGGCGGCGGCGAGGTCGAGTTGCGCCTCCAAATTCCGGTACTGTTTCGCAAAGTAGCCGAGTTTCTCCCATGGGGTGCCGCCGCGATGCACCATCTCATCACGCTCGTATCTCGCCCTTGCCGCGGCCTCTATACGATTGGGGGGGAGAGTCATGCGTACCACCGCGAATAATCCAACGTGTTAACGACGAGCACCGCCGCCGCGCAACCTTTTGGGTCGTCGCATTCCCCATTGGCGATAGCCAGCAACACGTCATCTTTGAGCTTGTCTTCTATTCTGTGCCAATCTCCTTCGTCCCCTTTTCGCGCCTTCCACCCGCCCGGTCCCGCACCGCAAGCGACGCGGAGGTCATCGATGCGCTTGTTGATTCCATCAATGGTCATCCTTGTTCTCCGTTAGTGGGGGGGGGAGGTGCGGGGAGAGGCATCCAGTGGGTGGGCGTGGTCAAATCTACGCCCTCGTAGACGTCCACCCACCCCGTCCATGTTTCCTCACGCCGGAACCTTCCGACGCACTGAAACGGCTCGAACAAGAGGCCTTCTCCGCACCACAGAAGCACGGCACTACCATCCTTCGGCGCTGTTTCGATGCTCTGCCATTCGCTCATGTCCTCGTTCCTCAGTTCAGGGGTTAGATCAGGGGCCTCAAGCAGCCACCCAAAGCATGACGGCCACCACAGCGAACCCCGCCAGCGCGAGCCCCCAGACCAAAATGCGTGCGATCAAAAGAGGCTTTACCCGTGCTTCGGTCATGTCCCGTTCCTCAGTTCAGGGGGCGGGGGATTGGGGGAGACGGTGGATTTTGTTGATTGCCTTGCACTGGTCGAGCGTCAGGCAACCATGCGCGGCCAGCACGCCTTGCGCCCAGCCTAGCCAACGATTGCGTTTATCCTCTGCCATGGTGTCGTCGGCGATCAGCCGATCCAGCATGTCCCATAGGTGCGCAATGCTGGTGCCTTCCGGCGCGTCATCGCCGCCAGCGTCCTCAACAATCGCGGAATCCAATGAAACCCGAAAAGCACCGATCACGTCCATCTGTCTCTCCTATGCCGCTGCCAGATCAGCCAGCCTGTCCGCCGGCAGGAACCGCGCACCGCCACGCGGCTCTGTCTTGCCCCAAGATGGCCGCCTTCTCCCATGTCCCGCCGCTCTCCACGCAGATGGTGGCGACGTTCTCCCAGATGCGATTGTCGACAACGATGGGGACGATGACGATCAACACCAAACATACGAACCCCGCAATCGTGGCGGTCATAATCTGCATGCCTTCCGTCATTCCGATCTCCTGTTGTTCGCGGTCCTATGCCGCTGCCTTTTCGAGCCAGTCAGATTCGACGAACGCACCGTGTGATGGGGTCGCCGCGTGCCGGCTAGTCCGGGGGATCAGGGGCGTACCCTTGACCGCGAGATGCTTCGCCGCTGCGACCGGCCATCGCGGGTCGTCCTCACTCACCCAGGTCATGCCGATTGCGGGGGCTTCGGCCGGCGAAGGTGATTTGGCTTCCCCGAAGTCGGCTATCCGGGACCGCCAAACCACCCACTTGGCCTCCCAGTCGACGCACTCCGTGCCGTTGGCAGTGTGGTGGGCCACGAACCGATCTAGTTCGGCCGCGCTTGGGGCAAGGCCCTTGGGCTTCCAGTGAGGGGGGATCGTTGTCGCCCTTTTCGAGAACAAATTTCCGTCCTGCGCGCGCGCGCCTCCCTCCCCCTTCCCTTCCCCTTCCTGTTCCCTTCCCTTCCCTTCCCCATGTGCAGGAATATTCTCGCACGTGCTTGCACATGTTCCATCTGGTGCAGGAATATGAGATGCAGGTTCACGCATGTTGACGTGCTGGTGATCCTTGAACGACGGGATGACGCCAAACGTCTCCGCACCGACCTGATACCGGACGATGAAACCGTGGGCGGCGAGCGCGTCGAGGACTTCGGTGAAGTCCACATCATCGAAGGGGAGTACGTCGAGGACCAGGACGCGAGGCTTCCACCGAAAGCGCCCCTCCCGATCAGCTACAGTCCATAGACCGGCATAGGCGACACGAAGCGGCAGGCCTGACTTTTTCTCAGCCTCGTACAGTTCCTCGTGGCGGAAGAACTCGGGCTTGATGGTGCGGATACGGGCCATGGTGATTTGCGCCTAAAGTTGAGGTATCCACAGGTTCGTCACAGGTCGGCAGAGCTGCAAGAATGAAAGTGCTGCAAGCCCCCGCCACGCACGGAATCCACCTTCTTCCACAAGTCTAGGTATCTTTTTGTAGAGGCATTGACTGGATCGTTCCGGCATGCTTGCGGATACCGTACAACACCGTTGTATGGTCGCGATTTCCCAGCGCTCGCCCGATCACTGGCAAGCTGTTCTGTGTCTCGTGGTAGCACCTGTACATCGCCTCATGGCGGGCGCGGACAAATGCCCGATGCCGGCGCGGGCCTTTGATGTCTGCGGCCTTGAGACCGTGTTGCCGAGCCACTTCGGCGATAATCGCCGCCATGGTGGGGGCAAACGTAAGGCCGTAGTTGGTGGCCTCGTATTCGATGCCGATCGTGTACTTGATCTCTGCCGCGCGGAACCCTTCGTGCCACGCCGCAGCGGCCGCCTCTTGCCGCTCCCGCTCGCGCTGGGCGGCCAAATTTTGGATCGCTGTGGGGCGCGGTAGCTTCTTCTTCGCCGGGTAGATGCGCTCGCGCGGCACTATGGCGATCTGCCGAACCGCGGCGCGCGGCTTCGGTGCCAGCGCAGCCGGGGACCAAAGGTCGGGCATGGACATCGGGCTACTCCCTCACGCTGCTTTCAGGGTTTCAATCGCCGACAGGATCGCGAGCGCCCGGCGCAGATCGAGCACCACGAGCGGGCGTTTCCGGTCGGCCTTGATGACCAAGGCGTCGGCTCCGTCGAGCCAGTCGTAAATGCGGATGAAATCGCGGGCGCGGGACTTGCATTCGATGCGCCACTCGTCGCCGAGGACCGGGGCCGTTACGTCCTGCGTATAAGAGCCGCCGGCAGCGCCGGAGAGCGGCACGCGCTCCCCTGCCCGCCCGCTTTCCTGGAGGATGTGGACGACCTCGCGCTCGAACCGTGCCCCCTTGTCCCGACTGCGCTTGCTCATGCCGCGTTCCTCCTCAGCTTGCGCCGGGGAAAGCCGTTGACGAGATCGGTGACGATCTTCCAATGGGGGTGGTCAATGGCATCCCGCCGATCGACACCCCTCGGGTGATAGCCGGGGACGTACTCGACGTTCACCGTCACGTCGTAGCCCCGTCTTGCCCAATAGGAGCGGATGGCATCGGCACGGGCCAAAGCAATGCGTTCGTCCTCGCCGCCGATCATGGCCGCCGTCCCGTGTGTGGCCTGTACCAGTGTTCGTCACAGTGCTCGGAGATGGGACGGGGAGGCTTCTTGCCGAGGCGCCGCAGACACCACGCGGCGAATGCGACAGCCGAGAGCCACAACACAATGACTGCGACTAATGCGGCCCAGTCGGTGGTCATCCCCTCTCCTCCCATGACTTCGGGATTCTGTTTTGCTCACGGCATGCAGCCAGTGCTGCTTCGTACGAGCGGGCGGAATCATCCCGGCGCGCTGCGCACTCCCCGGCGTGATTGCAGGAAAGGGGGGACGGGCAGCGGTCCCGGAGGCAAAGCATCGGAGTCGGGGCGCTCATATCGCCATCGCCTCCTGCTTCGGAGCCGGGAGCGGCTCGATGAACATGTCCGGCTGCTTGGTGGCCTCCTCGATGCGACGGCAGGCAATGTCGAAATACTTCGGCTCGATCTCAATGCCGATGAAGCGGCGGCCAAGCTTCACAGCCGCTACGCCCGTAGTGCCAGAGCCCATGAAGGGGTCGAGGATGGTTTCTCCTGCACGGCTAGCAAGTGAAACAGCCCATCTCATCCACCCGATCGGCTTGGGGCACGGATGACCGTTCTTGTCGCTGGTTTCGGTCGAATAGATTGCAGTGGCGCGTGCGCCCTTGTTCAAGTCTGGAGCGGACCCGTAAAACAGGCAGTGTTGGAGTGACGCAAACCCCCATGAATTGCGCCCCATTCCGGAAGGCAGATATATGCCCCCAATAGCGTCGGCCGGAGGAAGCATCCAAGCGGACTTGCCGGCCATGAAAACAGCACCACGGCTAGATATCCCCAGTGCGTTGCTGATGGCCGGTGCTATGATTGAAGCGAAGTTTTCGGGAGTGTCATCATAAGAATGATACCCGGCTTTTGTCAGAACCGTGGGACGATGGTCATTGGCTCCCCGGTGCTGTCCCAAGTTTACGCCATACGGCGGATCGGTCACGACGGCATCGACCCGCCCGAGCGTCGGCAACACCTCCCTGCAATCCCCGAGGATGAGCCTGACACGGCCGTCTAGGAACGTTACTTCCCGGTCGCTCACAGCCCGCCCTCCTTGTCGGAGGGGGTGGTAAAAAGATCACGCTCCCACCTAACCTTGTCGCCGGTCGCTTGGTCTTCCGAGCGGTGACGGCCGATGTTTGGACGTTCCCACGTATGCGCCCCGCCTTTTGACCTGCCGCGCGCTTGCCATCCGGAGGCGGCATAAATCGCCCCCGTGTGAACGTCACAGTCCTGATAGGAGATCAGCTTTACGATGCGCGGATGCGATTTTTTAAGCAGTCGCGTCATGACCGCGATCATTCGTGACGCTGTGTTTTTAGGTGCGTCTGGCGCGATCGCGAACCGTCTTAGTTCAAGGTATGGCTTCCGCGCGAACGACGGAGAAATGGGGTTCGTCCAAATCGCAGCCGCATACCAGCGGTTAGCGCACTCGGCCCCAAAGCAAGCCAAATGCGATGTTCGCACGACATTGGACTTGTCAACGCGGGGAAGTCGGGAATGCCATAGCGCGTTGAGTTCAATCGCGAGGTCCAGTGAAATGGACCCCACTTGAAGATGGAGCGGCGAGATCGGAGTTGAACCGTCGCCCCCCGCTTGGAACAGCGGGTGCACTACCCTTATGCTATCGCCGCAATCAAACATCACAGCCCGCCCTCCTTGTCGGAGGGGGTGGTATCCTTGACGGCTTCGTCCAATGCCGCCAGCGTCGCCTCGTATTTGTCCTCGTCCCAATCCGCCCAAGCGCTGAGGGCGGCTGCAAGTTGGCGGGCGGCGGCGTAACACTCCTCCTCGAACCAAATCTCCGGGAGATTGGCGCCGCCGTGGCTGCACCCCCCGATGACGAATGCCCCATTGCTGAATCCCGGGTGCAGGCCGCAGTCGATAGACATGCTCCCGCTATCAGACAGCGACAGGTTGATGCTTTTCGCTTCGGGGTGGTCCGCCTGCGCGAGTATCGCTGACATCGCGCGATAAACCGGGTGGTCGCTATAGGGCTTACCCATCACGCCCCTCCCTTGTCGGGAGAAGCGTCGGTCAGTCCTGCTTTGGGCTCATCAGCCACGGCGCGATGCGGAGCGCCAAGAAGGCGAGCCGCGTCGAGAAGGTCAGTAACGCTGTTGCGATGAAAGTCCGGGTCGATCGTGCGAAGGCGCTCGGCGACCCCGGCGAAGAGTGCCCCCAGTCCGGCTGCTTGCTCACGGGCTGATTGTTCCTTGGCCTGCCGAGCCTCATCGGCGCGACGGATGGCGTCCATTTCCTCCGCTTTCACGACGCGGGCCTCGCCGTACCAGAGGTTCTCAACCCTCTGTGTCGGCAGCCCAACCCTCTTCGCCGCTCTGTCGATGGCGGCTTTCACACGGTCACCGACGGGCCTGGGCTCGGCGATGCGGCGCAAACGAAAGGCAGCTTCGGCTACTGCGCTCACGAAACTAATTCCTGAGTTCTTGGATGGTTTTTCCAACACCTTGGAAAGCTCCTCGACGATGTTCGTGGGGACGAACATGGCGCGGTGCCCTCAAGGGTGGCGCGGGAAGACCAGACGGGATGTGCTTGGCGGCTTAGCCCGCTGGTCAAACTTTGGAGGCCGATGCGATGTGCACGAAGGGCGTAGGGTGGGAGCCCATATCGGACATCGTGGATCGGCTGGTGGAGGAGTTGGCGAGCGCGCCCCACAGTTCGGCTAACGCTAGGGTCACGGCGGCTCAACGGGTAAGCGGCAGGGGTTCCGAACCAAACGCCGACATGCACGCCCATTGCCGTATTTTGCCGTCCGGCGTATCCGCCGCTCGCCATTCCGCCGAAGCGGAACTGAATGGATTGGCGGTCGGCCCCACGAGGGAGGCGCATGGGCCGACCGCCACCGCGCAGCCAAGGGCGTCTAGCGCCTCGGCAGGCCGCGCACACACGACGCTGGCCGGAGCTACCGGCGTCGTGATTGAAATGAGGGGCAGCCGCGCCGTCGACTGGGGGGGCGGTACGACGCGGCTGCTGGATGACGGCCTCGGGTCGAGGGCACGACCCGGTGACCGAAAGCCCGGTTCCGCCGGGCACGGCATCGCGCTGTGCGCGAAGAGGTGAAACTGTCAATCCCGAGATTGGGAGGGTGGCAACACCCGCATTATTTACAATTGCTACCGGCGATGCATGGCGTCTTGTCGCGGTGTATTGGTAGCTTTGCTGGCAAAACACTTCCCACCGTTCCGTCATCACAGGCTGGGGAGAATTGCCATGTCGGTCATCATGAGCCGGCCGGTTCTCGTGGAGCCGGTCGAAGTCGAGGACTTGGGCGCGCCGGACATATTCGCCACGGGCTGGACCATGGATTTCGGTCCCGAGGTCATCACGGGTATTTCCCATATCGATCGTGTCGAACGGGGCGTGCTCCGGCGATATGTCGTCTGTCGGGTGCACTACCCCTGCAGCCAGTGGATGAATGCGTTGAATGCGACGCTGATCGGGGTGAAGGGCGGGGCGGGACATTAGCGGCTCCGCACCATAAAGGCGGGGATGCGCATACCGTCGTCGGCGTCCATCACGGGGCGGTCAACGACCGTCTCGCGGAACCACCGTTGGACAGCGGGGGCGCAGGCGTTCCACACCTGCATCAGCCGTCGCTTCTGTTCGTCCTCGACCTGAGACCAATCCTTCGGTTCGGGGATGTCTATGACCTTGGGAGGCTTCTGCTTCGCTGCCGGAGGCTCGCCCTTGATGAAGTCGTAGGCGTCCTCGAAAGAATGGCTGCTCCCATGCTGGACCCGGAACAGGGCCTGCCGTTGCTCGGCGTGGGTCAGCTTCTTGAGGATGTCGAGGACGACGCCCTTGTCCCACTTGCCGCCAGTGATGGCGTCGAGAACGTCCGGTGCAATGGCGGTGGCGCGGGCGATTTTCGCGTTGACGGTGGACTTCGCTTGACCAGTGACGCCCGCGGTTTCCGTAGCGAAACCCTTCTTCGCGGGGGGCGGCTTTGCGTAGCCAAATTCGGGTGGCTTAACTTCGGCCACCCGAATTTCAGCCTCCCGCTTTTCCCTCGCCTCCCACAGTTCCTTGCGCTTGGCGAGACAGCGGGCCTCTTCGGCTTCGCTCAGTTCCGACCGGCAAAGGTTCTCGTCGATCTCCCACAGGCCGGCGTCGATCTCGTCCCCTTCGTAATGGACGAGACATTCGATCTTTGTCCATCCGAGTTGCTTCGCAGCCGCCAGCCGGTGAGCGCCGGCAATCAACACCAGCGCGTCATCAGTATCCCCCGGCTTCGCCCACTCCGGCCGATCACTGTAGTAGCGGACAGAGATGGGCGTCTTGAGACCGAGCATTTCAATGGACGCAACGAGCGCGGCCACCTTGTCAGGCTGAACAACACGGCGGTCGCCATGGGCCTCGATGGCCTCAACCAGAATGGACTCAAGAGCCGGGGGTTTCATGGTTCACCTCGACAGCGCCGGGAGCGAACCCATGATCGGCGAGCATTTGGTGGCACGCCGATTGTCTCGGGAGGCATTCCATGTCCGAAAGATCAGCTCGACGCGCTCACTCGGGTGGAGACGCTTGTCCTGGATCAGTTTCTCCCGGCAGTGATAGATCGGGTCGCCCTTGGTCAGCCCGTCGCCGAGACACAGCCGAAGGATGAACGAGTCTGCCATTGGCCGGCTGTAGGCATGGCGAGCAATGATGTAGTGGCAGAAGGCCAGCAGCGACCTGCTGCGTGCCATCGATCTAGCCTTGTTGGGGATAATGTCGATGCTGTCGTCAATTCCGGGATGCTCGGCGTAAGTATGCCGGACTTGCACCTTCGTCGGCCTGTTGCCCTGTCCGCTTTTGATTTCTCCGTATTTTTCGTACTGCCAGACCATGCCCGCAACGGCGGCTGTTACGTTGGGGTTCTTATGTCCGTCCATTGCGAGAAAGTCGCCGGCCGTTCTAACCGCGCCAACATCCACGGTCAGTCTGGAACTGCGGCGCACACCGAACGTAATGACGGTGTGCATTGCCTTTCCGGCCATGATGACCGCTTGGCAGCGGTGCTGCCCGTCGTTCAGTTCACCCGTGTCGGCAACGATGATCGGCTCGCCGTTCAGTTCCCAGTCGCCATTCGATATGTCGGTGACGAACTCCATCAGGCGACCCTTGCGGATACGCCGATTATCAGGGTTATCCCCCAGCAAAAGCTCTGCAAGGACGGGGGTAAGGGCCACCTCCTCAGAAAAGATGCCGCTTCGCCCGCGTCCGATCCGGTCGGCGAGCCACGCCTTCATGCGGCGCGTTTCGGCGGCGGCCACCGCCGAAAAGAGGGGGGTGTCCGCATTGATGGGCGACGGCTTTTCGTGCATAACCAACATCGCTTGATGTACTCCTTGCGGGCGGCCGTCCTCAGCGCGGTCGCCCGCTTCTGTTTTTGGGCTGAGGATCGCGAAAAGGGATTCGAGCAGCGTCATGCGGCGCGCTCCGCGTACTTGGTCGCCATCGCGTGACGAAGCAGTTGCTGGCGGCTGATGCCGGTCGCCTTGATGATGGCGGGCCACATCTCGGGGTCCGGAGCGCGCCCTTGATCCCAGCGCCACACGGTGCTGCGCTTGACACCGATCTGCTTGGCGAGATCAGCGACGGTGATGTTCCGCTTTTCGCGGTAAGAGCGGATGGGGTTTGCGTCGGCCATGGCGCGGTATGTTACCGAAACGGCAACGGATTGCAAGCGAAATCCGTTGCTAACTTGGCAACCGACCTTAAGGCCTTGGCGTGCTTAGGATTCCGGCATGACAACCCGCATCCGCCGACACGCTCGCCCCCATCTTTATCTTGAGGAATGGATCGCCCACCGCGGTCTCAATCCGGCGACGCTCGCCGGCCGCATGGACATGGATCGCACGACGGTCTGGCGGTGGGTGAAAGAACAGCACCGCCTGAATCCCGAGAAAATGGCGCAATTGGCCGACGCTTTGGACCTCGACACGTCCGATCTGTTCCACCCGCCCCCTGGTGGGAGCCTCGACGGCATGCTTCGCGACCAGCCCGACGAAGTGCGGGACATGGCCGCCGACATCGTAAGCCGCCTGATTAAGCGCGCATCCTAAGATTCGAACACGCTAAGCCATTGCGGTAACGCGGCTTTTCATTTTGTTGCCGCTCCGGTAACTTTTCGCTGGACATCATGTTGCCGTTTCGGTAACGTGCTCCCATCACACCAGACGGGAGCACACAGACATGACGACCGAAGCCCGCAAGACGAAAATTCTCGCAGCCATCGCCGTTCGCGGCTGGTTCACCGCTGAAATCTATCAGACCGAGGCGGCCGAGCTTTACGCCGCCGGCCTCATCAAGAGCGGCACCCGGTATTCGGTCGGCGGCAACGTCAAGCCGGTGTGGGTGGCGGCTTAGGCCGCCCCTTCCCCCTAACCCCCACCAGACGGGAGCACACAGACATGAACACCGCCCGCAAGATCGAAATTCTCGAAAACATCCACGAGGCTTTGAACGGGCTCACGATGGGATGGCAGGTCGCCAACGTGAAGGACGACGCCAAGCGCGCCGAACTTCAGGCTCCCATCATCGCAGGACAGGAGGCGATGATGAACGCTCTCCGGCTTATCGATGAGATGGCTCGCGAGGATGGTGACCACCGGCAGGTGAGCCTCGCCGTGTATGGGCATGATGCGCAGCGGCTGTCCTGCCTGATGATAGCGGAGCTTGCCCTCACCGCCGCCTATCCCCGGCCGGATTCTATCGCAGAGGCCATTGCAGCTTAGCCGCGCGGCTAACCCGAGCCGGCCGGGGCGCGGGAAGAAATACCGGCCACCCCTTCCCTACCAGACGGGAGCACACAGACATGTTCCACACCCGCATATCCGACCTGACCGACGCCGAGATCGCAGCGGACATCGCGACGCTGCGGACGATCCTCGCCTCCGGCCGCATCAACGGACACCTGATGGACTGGGATACCGAGGATGAGATGAAAGCTTACCTCGCGGATTACGAGGAGGAGCGGGAGACCCGCGCAGAGGCGGCGGAATACGAGACGCCCGTCTCGGTTCGGAGGGCCGCGTGATGGGGAAGCCCACGAGCACTGACTTAGCAAGCGCCGACCGGATCATGGACGAGTGCGGCTGCGCGAGTTGGTGGCCGAACTGGCGCGACAACCCCGACGACGTGCGTATCCGCGACTGCATCGCCGTAGAAATCGCTGCCGCCCGCTCCGCGGGCGCGGCTGACATGCAGGAGAGGGTCGCGAAGATGAAGCGCGCTGCCAACCGCGCCATCGACATTCTCGACAACGCATCGGAGCGCGGATGATGTGCAACCGCTCCGGCATTATCGAATGCCCCGCCTGCGGCAACCAGCGTCTTTGCGAAGACGGCCCCAGCGGGTTTGAAGCCCCCTACGGCATAGACTACCGCGACGGCGGCATCCTCTCCGACTGGATCGTGTGCCGCGCCTGTGACGGCACTGGCGAAATCGAGGTGCCTGTTGAACTGGTCGACGAATACGACCTCGACGAAATCCCCCCTCCTGATCCCGAGGAATACGGGGTTGTCGTGTCTCTGGCGGGGGCGGCTTGAGCCATGAGCGACCCTCGCAAAATCGAACTCGCCATCGTCTCGATCAGGGGCTCGCGGAGGCATGTCGCCGCCATCGAAAAGCATCTGGATCGTGGCGGGAAGTATCGCGTCACCCTGCATGGGGAGCTGACCGCTGTGTGGGGTTCGTTCGATGGCGTCGACCAGGAATTCCAGATGGACGTTGATGACTTCCTTTTGGACCCGATCGCCTAGCCCCACCCTTTCCCCTCATCCTGAACAGGAGAACGAAGCCCATGAGCAATCCTTGGACACCGGGGCCTTGGTTCGTGAGCGGCGTCCGCTTCCGCATGAACGGCGGCGAATGGCACTCGGTCAATCGCTACGACGAGGCGACGAAGCAGGACCAGAACATCGCATGTGTAGGGTTTGACCCGAGGACCGGCGAGGGCTTTGCGGACGCCCGTCTCATAGCCGCAGCCCCAGCCCTTGTAGAGGCGCTGGAGGCTGCGATCAAAGCCATTGCCTCGATGGGCGGCGACCTTGAGGTGGCCGCTCCCGACAGCATCAACGCCAATTCCTATGGCGACGAACTGCGGCGGCTCCGCGCCGCCCTATCCCTCGCTAAGGGCACACAGGGAGAGACGAAATGAGCGACGAGATCAGGGTCGGGGACCGGTTCGAGATCACGGTGGAGGTGAGGTCGCGTGCCGACGCGCGTCCCAATCAACCGTACCATTGCAAGATCAGCGGGCGCAATATTTGGCTGCCCATCGACATGATCCTTTCCGGCCGCCGCCTCCCCAGGGCGCTCAAGGTGGGCGACAGGGTGACCATCAAGAATCCGCCGTTCCCGCCCCCGCCCAAGGGCACGGTTGAGTGGACAGACGGCATCGACGCCTTGGTCCGCTGGTTCGACGGGGCGGCGGGCCTTGAAGTCGAAACCCTTTCCGACATCACCCCCATCGGAGATGAGAAATGAGCGGTTCAGTAATCCGTCCGAACCCGAGCCAGTGGCAAGCGTCCCTTGACGCCGACCAGATCGCAGAGAGCATCAGGCGGCTTGCCTTTGACCTGACCCAGCACGGGGACACCCTCATCGACTACCCCAGCGACCAGAATGTCCGGATAGCCGCCCGTGCCGATGCCAGGAGGATCGTTTCTCTGTGTGACCAGCTTGAGGCCCTTAGCGGGCTGGGGAGGCAGTGATGACGTGGCTGTTTGGGGGTGCGGCGTGGATAGCGATTTACATCGTTGGGCGGATCGTCGCGGCGTGGTTCGGGTATGGCGCGGACATCGATTTTGGCGGGGCGCTGTCCGTCACTATCCCAACTATCCTCGGCATGTCAGTGGCTCAATTAATTTGGGCGCGGCGGCCATGACCCCCCACGACCTCGACCTCGCCCACCGCTGCCAGCGCACGCTGGACATGGCCGCCGCAGAACGCCGGGAGCGCGAAGCACGGGCGGTTCTGGCGCATGCGTCGCGGAGCTTTGGACACGACAGTTTTGCCCTCCTCCGCGCTGCGGATGAGCACGCATACGAAATCATGCAGAGGGGGAAGTGATGGAACTCGCCGAACTCATAAAGAGGGTGGAAGGGCTGACGGGGGCGGATCAGGAGGTCGACGAAGCGATCTTGCGGCATATCGCGGGTGGCCCCGATGCCAATGTCAAGTACATGCCCGTCACCGCCTCCGTCGATGCCGTGATCCAGCTCATCGGGGAGAAGCTTCCGGGCTGGAAAGGAAGCGTCGATTTCGGGTGGGCTCCGCGCGAAGCCGCAACGCTCTTTTGTCCGGGTAGCGCCACCGCCGATTTTTCCGTTCACGGTGCCACCACGCCAGCCCTCGCCCTTCTCCTGGCCTTCCTCCGGGCATGGGAAGCACGGGGAGAGAAGGGCTGACGATGGCGCGCACCGTTGACGAATGGGTTGGCAAGGACGCCGACGAAAAGGCCCCGCCTCGGGTCCGCGTCCGCGTCTTCGATGCCAAGGGTGGCCGCTGCCACCACTGCGGTCGGAAGCTTCGCCCCGGCGACCATTGGACCCTTGAGCACGTCAAGGCGCTCATCAACGGCGGGGCGAACCGGGAAAGCAACCTGGACATCACCTGTGACTGGTGCCTGCCGGAGAAAAACGCCGAGGACGTGGCCGAGAAGAGCCGCGTCTACAGCATCCGGTCAAAGCACGTTGGTGCCGTCGAGAAGCGGCGGCGTTTCGGACAATGGAGATAGAGATGACGAAGAAGCTTACCCAACAAGCCGCCATTGCGGCAATCATGGTCGCGGTGTCATTCGGAGCCGCGCAATTTGCCGAGAACGAAGGGCCGGGGCTGTGGTGGATGTTCTTCTCGATAGCCACAGGCACCATCGGGCTTGCGACGACCGTCGCGACGCTCATCGGGTGGGGAGAACGTCCATGACCGCCGCCTACCGCATTCAACAGGCAGATGCCCATCTGGCCAATTTCGAGAGCCAGCTCCGCGCCATGCCCGATGACATCGATCCGGAAGCTTTGGGCCGGTTCGCGGATCGCATCAAACTCGTCCACGACGAAGTGCTGCACGCCATGGCCTATGCTCGTGTTTGCCGGGCTCGGAAGGCGGAGGCGGAAGCGCGGGTGGATGCCGTCCTGCAGAACCGGAGGGCCGCGTGACCGTCTGGTGTGAGGACTGTGACCACATCCACCCGGACACCCGGAAGGATGCCCCGTGGCGGCAGCGGTGCCTCAAGGCCCCGGTCGAGCCGCAGGGTTTCGGCTTCGTCTCCCGCGCCTACTCCCCGACGCCACCATACGCTCTGTGCCGTGACAAGAACGAAGGCGGCGAGTGTGACGATTACGCGCCCCGCCGTGTCGCAAAGAAGGAGGCAGCATGACCCCCGAACAGATCAAGATGCTTCAGGCGAAGCTCGACCCAAGCCACGTTAAACAGCGCGAGCAAGCCGGCCGTCTCTTATCCTACGTCGAGTCCTGGCACGCCATCGCGGAAGCCAATCGGATATTCGGCTTTGACGGGTGGTCCAGCGAGACCGTCGACATCAAATGCGTCCACGAAAAGGAACGCAAGATCGGGCGCCCCCCGAACCAGCGGGACGGATGGACTGTCACCTACACGGCGCGGGTTCGCGTCACGATCGGCCCGGTTGTCCGCGATGGTGTCGGGTCTGGCCATGGCATAGATGTCGATCTCGGGCTGGCGCACGAAAGCGCCATCAAAGAGGCGGAGTCCGATAGCCGTAAGCGGGCGCTGATGACATTCGGCAACCCCTTTGGCCTCGCCCTCTACGACAAGACAAGGGCCAACGTGGGCGATCCCGAACCCGAAGGCCCCACCGAATCCGAGAAGCGCATCCTCGCCACGATGACATCGGCCATCGCGCTCGCCAAGACACTCCCCGACCTCAAGGTGTGGTGGGCCGAGCCTGAGAACCAGCGTGCCTTCAGGATGCTTCCCGCCGACATGCAAAGGCAGGTGGAAGAGGCCAAGGAACAGCGCAAGGCGGCACTGACGACGAAGGTGGCGGCATGACTACCGAGCGCCCCATCGAGGTCAAGAAACATGCCTACCGCCAGACCCAGGACGGGATTGTCATCTCGTTCGTCGTCCACCCGAACGACGTGTCGCCGGCTCTGGCCGCGGCCCCGCTCGGCACGCGGTACGGATGCGCTCTGGTGGAAATCAGGGACGACGAGACGCCCGTCTCTCCCGAACAGCAATCGGCCCGCGCCAAGCCGGAGAAGGATCGGAAGCGATGGATCGGGAAGAAGTGGCACGAGCTTCCCCCGTCTCAACAGGCCGCCATCCGGTGCAATGAGGGAAAATTCTGGGAGTTTCTTGGGCAGCAGAAAATCGGCGCCAAGGTCTTCGGCGATAGCGAGGCCGCCGCAGCAGTCCGTCGCCTCTGCGACGTGGCTTCACGGAAGAATCTCGACACGGACGGGTTTGCGGCTGGCCTCTGGCGAAGCCTCGATTCCGATTACCGCTTTTGGCTCCAGCACCAGGAGGCAGGACAATGACCGCAAGAGAGATCGCAGACGGGATCATGGACTCGATCCATTATGGGAAGAAATCAGGCGCTGATCTAGCGCGGGCTCGTGCCGCGCTGGACTGGCGTGATTTCAAGCATGACGTGGCAAATCGCGACGCCATCGAATCCGCCCTCCTTGCCGCCGAAAGGCGGTCGGTGAAGGTCAAACCACTGGAGTGGGCACGCGCCGTGAACACAGAAACCATGTCGCGCGCCCAGACCCATTTCGGCACTTATCGAGTATGGACTTATTACGACGCGGGCAGATGGTTCGTCTCGCTGTCTACGCCCGGCGCAGGGCAAGAATGGTGCAAAAATGTGGATGACGAAAAGGCGGGCAAGGCCACCGCCCAGGCCGATTACGAGGCACGCATCCGTTCTGCCCTGGAGCCCGATGAAGATCGTCAGGCTGAGCTCGCCGCCGAAAGGCGGGGGATAGAGCGGGCGGCGAGTGTCGTCCGCAGCTACGGCTGCGGGGCGCATGACTGCCCCGTGGGGGCGGCGATCCTCGCCCTTCCTCCCGCGGCTTAAAGGAACGCCCATGACCCCCACCAAGGAACTGATCGCACGGCTGCGGGCACATCAATGCACTTGCGGCGGGCCGTGCGGGCAGCGGACACCAGCCTACATCGCGGAAGCCGCCGACCGCCTCGAAGCCCTTGCCGCTCCGGTGGAGTGGATGACGCTGGAGACGACGCCAGAGCGGCGCGCATGGTGGGTAGCGCACGGCATGTACGGCAACGACCCGTATCTGCGATCCGTGCACCGCGACTTCGACCGTCTCTCCTCCGCCCTTGCCGCAGAGCGTGAGCGGTCCGATCGGCTGGCAGAGGCGCTTGCCTCTATCGTGGATAGCGACGCAGCGTTCAACGAACCAGTAGCGGCGGCAACGGCGCGCGCCGCCCTACAGGAGAAACAGACATGACCGACGCACTCACCGACGCTCGCCGTTCGCTCCAAGCCGCCTTTCGCGGCGACTGGCGTTCGGTCGAAGCGACCGAAGCCCTCGTCAACGCCATCCTCGACGCCCGCGAGGAGAAGGCAGAGCCGGGCGATGGCAACGCAGCCGCAATGGCTGAACTGCGAGGGCTTCTAGCCCGTATCGCAGAATTGGAGCGGTGGGTCGACGAAAGCTTCGACGCCCTCGGCTACGAGGAAACCGTGTGGGACGGCGACGATTGCGTCACGCCCCTTCCCAAGGTGATCGCGCGTGACCTCGCCGAGCGAGACGCCCGCGCCGAGAAGGCCGAAGCCGAGGTCGAGGCGCTGCAAGGCGCCGCCGACCAAGCCCGTCGCATGCAGGAAACAGCCGAAGCCGCACTGGCCGCAGAGCGTGAGCGGGCCGAGCGGCTGGCAGGGGCTCTGCGGGAAGCGCGCGAGTGGATAATCGCTGCCGGTCTGCAAGAGCTTGGCAACGCGACCATCGTGGCTGCCATCGACGCCGCTCTACAGGAGAAACAGACATGACCACACTCGACCTGGAGACCCGCGTTAGCCGTCTAGAGGCAATGCGGTCGAAGTTGTCGTGGCTCTCGCACGAAGCCGCCGTCGAGCGCGCCGAGAAGGCCGGAGCCCGTATCACAGAACTGGAACGTGAAAACGCTTGGCTGATCGAGTGCAACGGCCGAGCCTCTGTCCGCGCCGAACGCGCCGAGGACAACGAACAAACATCCCTCCGCTTACGCGACCAAGCGCAGGCCGACGCGGCCAAATTCCTTGACCGCGCCGACGACCTTGAACGCAAGTACGACGCGCTATTGCTCACATGGGGGGAAAGCCGAGAGCGCCATCTGAAGGCCGAAGCCGCACTGGCCGAACTCCGGGGGCGGGTCGCAGGCCAGCGTCAACGTCGGACGGAGCTAGCGGTCAATCTCGTTGACCAAGGCATGTTGGTCGAAGGGGAGGACTACGACGAGGACACCCGGTCACGGATACGGGCGGCCGTCGACCTGGCGGTCCTGGCCGTATGCGATGCCCTCCTCTCCCCCGAAGGAGAGGCAAAGGGGGGGATCGACATGACACTCACCGAAGATGATGCGGCCGATCTTCAGGAGGGGCGCGACTATCGCGAATTGATGGAGGCCAAGAAGCGGGCGGCACGAGACGCTGATCCCGTGCCGGCACCGGACGCGCAAGAGCCTGAGCGCAGCGCTCTACTCGACGCACTGGAGACTGCAGATTCGTGGCTCATGCTCCACGCACGGCACATAGGGTCGTGTGTCGGCAAGTCGCTGTGCACATGCGGGCTGGAGGCTGTCCGGGCCGAAACCGGCAGTGTCCTCGCCGCCGCCCGCTCCGCCGGCATCACACAGGGGGGCTCCGATGTCTGACCTTCCGTCCAAAGAAGAACTGGTGGAGATGGGGGCGCGGGCACTGTGGGAGACGAGACGCGCTGTCAGGCAGAAACAAGGGGCGGTGATACTTCCGTGGGAACGGATCGGGCCGCTATCCCAGGCCGACGAGCGGAACACCGCCACCACCATCCTCGACGCCATCCTCCCCCTGGTTATGCGGGGTCCGGTTGAAGCGTTGCGCGATGTCGTCGACGCCGAAGCCCTAGCTGGTGTCCGCGATATGGTTGCCGGCTGGAACGGTGAGAACCGCCCCGAAGGCCCCTATGCCGAGCGCCACCCGAACAGGCTGGGCGCGACGCTCCCAAAGACGAATTGCGGCGCGGTCTATGCTCTCGACGAAGCGCTTTCCCGCGCCCGTTCTGTCCGTCAATGGGCAGAGAAGATCGGGTCCCCACCAGGGGACTCGACATGAGCGGGAGGCCGCTCGACCTGACGCAACGGCAAGTCCGGGCGCTGGCCGAGGGCGCCAAGAAGGCCGGCTGCGTCGCCGAGGTCCAGATCGGCAAGACCGTTGTCCGACTTGTCCCCGAAGATCGCGCTATCCCCACGAGGGCCGACAACGACATTGACCAGTACAAGGATGTCGCGCTTTGACCGAGGACATGGGGAGAAAGCTGCCGCAGTACGTCTACCGGGAAATCAGCCGGCACGGGACGGCAGCCTACTATTTCCGCAAGCGCAAGGGAAAGCGCATCCGGCTCCCCAACTACGGCACAGAGGGATTCGAGGAAGCGTATCAGGCGGCACGGCTGGCAATGGTCCCCGTGCGCCGCACAGCCGCCCCCGGCACGCTGGCGTGGCTGGTGGAACGCTACCGGCTGTCAGGAGCCTACCTGGACCTGTCGCTGGCGACGCGCCGACAGCGGGACAACATCTTCAAGGGGGTTGTGGCAAAAGCGGGGCATATGCCGTTCGTCGCCGTGACTGCCGGGAACGTCCGCAATGGCGTTGGCGAGCGGAGGGAGACGCCCGCACAGGCCCGCCACTACCTCGACGCCGTGCGCGGCATGTTCGAGTGGGCAGTCGAGGAGGGCCACGCCAAGGACGATCCTACGGCCGGCGTGAAGCCCCCGAGGCGCGAGGAAGGCGACGGGCACGAACCATGGTCCGATGACGACGTTGCCGCCTACGAGGCGCGTTGGCCCGCCGGGACGCACGAGCGGGTGTGGATGCACGTCCTGCTCTACACGGGCTTTAGGCGTGGCGACGCCGTGCGCTTCGGCCGCCAGCACATCCGCGACGGCATTGCCGCGATCCGGACGGAGAAGACCGATACCGAGGTCACGATCCGGGTGCCCGGCGAGCTTACCGCGACACTGGCGACGGGGCCGACGGGCGATCTGGCATTCATTGTGGGAAAGAAAGGCCGACCGCTCACGAAAGAGAGCTTCGGCAACCTGTTTCGCCGCGCCTGCAATGCGGCCGGGCTCAAGGACAGGTCGGCGCACGGTCTGAGGAAGACCGCGGCGATACGATTCGCAGAGGCAGGGGCCAGCGAAGCGGAGATGGATGCGCTGTTCGGCTGGACCGGCCGGAAGATGGCGAGCCTCTACACCAAGAAGGCGGAACGGAAGCGTCTGGCGTTGCAGGCCGCCGACCGGATGGCGAACAAAAGCCCCGGACCATTGGAATCCAGCGCCCCGCACCCCAAAAAAGGCGCAATGTAATCAGATGGTTATAGGTGACAAAAAGCAGAGTGGTGGGGGAGGTAGTTCAGCCATTCGGCGCTGTCAACGGTAGTTAGCGCCCCCCACCCTTTAAAACCCCGCCATTATTCCGCTTTGGGGTTTTTTAAAGGGGCCCCC